ACCACGTAGGTGAGTTCGCCGCCGGAAAACATAAGCACAACGCCCTCTACGCTTACGAAGGTGGAATGGTTAAACTGGTTCAGAAAAAGCTAGGGAAATTTAAGTTTCAATACCTCGCATTGCGCACGAAGAAGAAGTTTAAGAAATGAAAAGCCTAATATGGTGGGTCACGCTGATGGCATACATACTTATCGGCGTGACTATAACGGCGCAGTTTCTGTGATTGCCGCAACCTGTTTAGCCCTCGCAATCTACTTTGAAGCCCGCGGAGAAAGCGAACACGGCCAGAGAATGATAGCCCGCGTCGTGGTCAATCGAATGAAATCTCCAAAGTTTCCAGACGAACTATGCAACGTAATCATGCAACCAAAACAGTTCTCGTTCGTTCGAAATGGAAAGATCCCCAAGCCAAAAGACAAAGCCGCTTGGGAGAAATCAAAGGCCCTAGCTAACGAAATTCTGCAAGATACCCGCCTTCTGCCCTACAGTAAGGCAGACCACTACCATGCGACTTACGTCAACCCTTTTTGGGCGCGAAAATTGTATAGAGTTTCTAAGCACGGTCAACATATATTTTACTCTTGGGATCACCCAACAGCCGTGAAAATAAGCCCTAGACCCCAAGAAAGACCTCTAAAATTGCTGGACTATCTACGCTGATTATGGTCTAAAATATAGCGTGGGTGGTGAATTTTAATAGTCTTACCATGGGGTTAAGGCGGTTGAGGTCTCGCGCTACAAATGTGCCAACTGAATAACGCAGCCACCCACACCAAACCCGCAGTGTTACTACCCCTCCTCGAAGAAAAAGTTTCTTGGGTCGCGGACCGCGGAACTTAAATAACGCCGTTACTGTATATAGAGCTGAAAAATAAAAAAAATAAAAAAAGTGTTTTCAAGCCGTAACCCCTGTAACTTATGTAACTTGACCTTTAACTGTATATATACAAAGGATAATTTTGGTTACATAAGTGGTTACACCGAGCAAGTAGTAAAATGTAACCAGAAGAGGGTTGTTAAAGAGCGATACTGCCTAATGGGGGGGGCGGGGGATTTTTTTATTAAAAGATTTTTCTGGCCTATATAACAGGAACGGTTGTATAAGAGTTTTATCTAATAGTTAAACTGTGAGAGGCGAGCATGGCTGTAGTTAAAAGAGGGCGTCCCGTAAAGAAAACAAAGTTTGGGATAATACCCTCTCCGCTTCTGATTAAAGAGCGGGCGGTTCCAAAACATAATAAGCTTGTAGACCCCGATAGCCCGCGTTCAGATCCCCGTGGCCGCAAACGTATTTCTGTAGATACTAAGCTTACACGCAAACAAGAGCTTTTTGTTAAAGAGCTTGTGAGCAACGATGGCTTGATAACTTTCAAGGAAGCCGCGATAAAAGCGGGGTATCCGGAGAGTTCCGCCCATACCCGTGCTTATGAGCTAACCAATCCCCACAAATGTCCGCACGTTGTTGCCGCCATTAAAGCGTACCGCGCAGAATTAGACGCTAAGTTTGACGTAAACTACGGCAGGCATATCCGAGCCCTGCAACAGATTAGGGATGTGGCTTTGGAAAACGGCGCTTACTCTGCCGCTGTTCAAGCAGAGTATCGAAGGGGCCAAGCGCAGGGTGATATTTACGTTAGTAAGTCAGAGATCCGTCACGGTAGTATTGACAGTATGAGTAAGGAAGAAGTTTTAAAAGCTTTAAGCGATTTGAAAGAAGGCTATGGCGCAAACGTTATTGACATTACCCCAACCGAAGATGCCGACAGAAGCGGGCCTGTACCGCCAGCTAAAAGCCGCGCTAAAAAGCCGAAGAAAGTGGCATCTAACAAGGATTGAAAATTGGATAGGCCAAGGCATCCCCGATCTTTTGGTTTGTGACGAGGCTGGAAAGTTTCATTTTGTCGAACTAAAGTTTTGTAAAGCTAACGCGGTTAATCTAAGCCCGCATCAGGTTGCGTGGCTCACACGTCACCGTACAAGCAGCAGTTGGGTTTTAGTTAAGCGACAGGCCAAGGCGGACGCTAAGGCCACTCTGCACCTCTACAGCGCCTCTCAGGCTATAACCCTTGCAGAAGACGGGTTGAAAACCCCCTCTGTTGGATCGTTTGACCACCCTTTTGACTGGAACAAAGTTTTCGACTTGATATCTCCCATATAAGCGCTTACGATAGCTTGTGTTAAACTTTAACAAATTGGAGATTGCATAAATGTTTTTATTCACCTTACTAGGCCGCCTATTATATGGCGCGGATTATGACAAACTAAGCCAACAAGCCAGTAAACCAAAGCGACGAAAAACCACCCGTCGAAAACGTTAGAAAATTAACCCGCTTTACAGGCGGGTTTTTTTCTGTTTATAATATGGGATAACTCGCTTATTTGGAGAATGTAGCAATGTTAAAAGAACAAAATAAACGCTTTTCTGGCCCTTGGGTTGTGTTATCTAATCACGATCAAAAAAGCTTAGAGAGCTATAGATTAAAAGAGAACGCAAGGCGCGCGGCTCAATCTTTAACCCAGCACGAAAAAACCAACGGCCGCAAAACTTCCTATACGGTTGCACACGTTTTAGATTGGGAGAAGCTTTGATGTGTAAAATGTTAACAGTTGAAGAAACTTTAAAAAATACAGTTGCCGCAATGTTAAAAATTCAGCCGATGTTTGTGCAAGTGAGCGATATAAACATGAAATATAATGCGCAACGCAATTTGCAAGGGCGGACTCATTATGCCACAGATGAAACCCTGCGCTATCACCACGCAAGAATATTGAACTCTGACGAAATACTTGACGGTTTGTTTTTCAAGATCGTGGAGAGTGTGGCCTTGGATATGTACAATACCAAACGAGGTTTTCGAGTTGTTGTGTTTGATCTTTTTGGAAATACTGTCGAGCGTAAAGACTTAGACCAATCTTTTAAAACCAAAAAGGCCGCCCAAAAAGATCACGCAATTAATTTTCAAATCAACGTGGCTTCATATTATCACAAAGTATTAGTTGAAAAGGCTAAATTACAAAACATTGCGTCAATTAAAATGTCGAAGGCCGCTAAGGCAATTTTTGTTAAGGAGGCCGTATGATGCCCGACACATATGCAATCATTGGTTTTAGCAATTCTATAGATGATCCCGTAGTTATGTTCGAGAGCAACATCGCTGAAGATTGTGACAGATGGCGCAAAGGATATACGCGGTTTGGAGATTGGGGCGGGTATGATTGCCTTTCTCTTTATGAAATTTCGCCGGATCAATCCGCATTATTTATTCATAAGAGCGATGCGCCAATCATTAGTTGGGAATGTCCAGATGAACCCTTTGAGACGAAAACCGATTACTGTGAGCGTATGGGGTTTGATATGTAGCTACAGCTAAACCCAAAACAGATTGGCCCGCCATTGTGCGGGCCTTTTTTATTTATTTGACCTGACGCCCTATTCTATGCGATAAAGTCTACATGGCGGGCTTCCCGTCGTAAAATATACATTTTGGAGAATGTAATATGGTTGATATTAAATCAAACTTAGATCGCCTAGAAGATCGCGCCGCTGATTTTTACAAGCGCGGCCAAAACGATGAATTGTCATCTTCTGACACATCTGGAGATCGCCAACGCAATGCTTTGCAAACTGCTAGTGATTTGCGCGGCGCTATTATGGACATCTCAAACCTGCGCGACTATGTGTGGCAACTTGAAAAGCGCGGCACATCCGATGCCAATGAGCGCCAAGGGATTGCTTCCGCTTTACTGGCCGCGTGTCTACCCGAATTAGATCGTCGCATCGATGAACACGTAAAAACTGCCATTACCGACAACAATCAATTGGACGCCCTCGAAGCCCGTATTGAAACGCTCGAGGGGTTTAAAGATGATCTGGAGCCCGATGACATCCCCGGGCTTGAAAGTTATATTGATGATCGTATTGATAGCGCCGCCAGTGATAGCAACAATGATCGTGATGACGAAACCCGACACACCGTGCGCAACATGATCCGCGACGGTGACATTGTTGTGTCGATCGACCTGTCATGACAAACCCAGAAACAAAAACACCCGCCCAGCGCTTACAGTTTCAATTGCAAATGATGGGGATGATGGGAATGGCTGGCCGTGAAGAAATGGCCAACGATGCTTACATCAAAGCGCAAGAGATCGCGCAGGAAATGGTGGAGGCTGGACTATGAAAACTTTACAAAAAACAGGGGCTGACGGTGTTGTTAATCTAATCCCCTCTATTCATGTTACGTTTACCGCCCAAGAACTGGCTTGGATTATTGAGGGCATTGACGCGCTTGTATCACCACCAATTCGCATCAAACGCGCTTTAAGCCGCGCTCTATTGGATCTTTCTGCTAGGGAAAGCTAAACCCCAACACACAACTAAAGATTGGCCCGCCATCACAAGCGGGCCTTTTTTACGTCCAGCGCTTAAATTAGTTAAACAGAGCGGGCCACGCCCCTTGGCCTTGGCTCAAACCTACGGCGCTCGAGATCCCCAGCCCTAAGCGATCGGATCCAGCGCCGGTAAAATCACCATGGTTGCGTCGATCGGTTAAACTGGATGCCCCAACAAGGCCCGCGGACCGCGATCCAACGCCCGGGAAAAGCGCCCGGGTCCCTTCCAGATCGGGTCAGAAAACGCAGATACAGCACCAAAAACCGCGAACCTCGAGCCGCGGGCCCCACGGCCACGGGACGGGGGCTAGGGCCATGTTTCTCTCAAATATTTACATAAAATTTCATTTGGGCTATAACTATCTTATAAAGCAGCATATAATCCCATAAACA